TAGAAGAATGGGATTTAAGACAAGACCCACCAAAATGTATAAAAGATTTTGATATACAAAAAATAGATTATGTTATACACTTAGCAGCATATGCTGATGTAAGACAAAGCTTAAAAGAACCAGAAAAATACTGGACAAATAATGTAGAAAATACTACAAGAATACAAAAGATTTGTCATTATAATAATATACCTTTACTATATGCATCTTCTTCTTGTATACATAATTGGTGGCTGTCACCTTACGGTATAAGTAAAAAAGTAAATGAAGAAACTGCTTTTGAAGGACAAGTCGGTTTAAGATTTACAACTGTTTATGGTGATGGTGCAAGAGAATCTATGTTAATAGGTAAATTACTTGATGGTTCAATTGGTTATCTTACAAGACATGTACGTGATTTTATTCATGTTGATGATGTAGTTGAAGCAATCATTTTACTTATGAGTAAAGATATAAGATTATTAAAGCCTGCATATGATATTGGTACAGGCAAAGGTAATGTAGTTGAAGCTCTTGGAAAACTTACTGGATGGGAAGGTATTGAAGTTACTGATGGCGATCCATGTGAAGCACAAGATAATACAGCGGATATTACTGAACTTGAAAAGTTAGGTTGGAAACCTACTATTGACGTTGAAGAATATTTAATATCAAAAACGGTGCCACACTAATGAATTATGCAAGTATAGTTCCATTGATTGGTGGTGAAACCATTGCAATGGAAAAAGTATTTAAAAAAAGACCGGAGTATATAATAAGTTATGAAGACTTTCAAGCAAACGATACTCACTTGGTTGAGTATTACAAAAGAGAAGTTCCCTACTATCTTTTGGGAAACGACAGGAATTATGATTTACCTTCTGTCGATGTTATTAATACCGTGTGTCCTTGTGCTGGTTTGTCTAGTCTCAATACTTCAGCATCTTCTGATGCTGCTGCTAACGATTGGATGCTTACCTCTGCTAATTATGTCTTGGGTACACTCAAACCTAAAGTATTCTGGGGTGAAAATGCACCAAGACTCGCTTCAAAAATGGGCGAACCAGTTGTTGAAAACCTCAGAACTATTGGAAGAGAGTTTGGATACGCTTTCAGCTTATATAAAACGAAGTCTATCATTCATGGACTTGGACAAGTAAGAGACAGATCATTTTATTTTTTTTGGAAAGGTGATAGAGTACCTCAACTTGAATATATAAAAAGGAACCATGAAAAAATAGAAGACACTATACGATCAGTTGGCAGAAATCCAGATGATCCGATGAATGTTTTAACAAATGAAACTGTTCCATCACAAGATCCATATTATAGATATGTTCTTGAAGAAATACATGGCGGTATAACTCATAAAGAATTTCAAAATAAAATAAAGAAAAGCTACGATGTTCTTCATTATATTGAAGATAACAAACATTCGTATGATGTAGTTTCTGATTGGATGTCAAAAAATGGTTTTGAAAAACAAGCAAAACGATGTAAAGACATGCATAAAAAACTAACATCTGGCGGTAACATAATGAGAAGAGGTGTGTATGTACCAAAGGACTATATTGGTGCTTTTGTTGGCAGTGCACCAACAAAGTTAACACATCCAGATGAAGATAGACACTTAACGATAAGAGAATGTTTAAGTATCATGGGTTTACCAAAAGATTTTATTTTACAAGGTGGTGTTAAAAATTTAAATCACATCTGTCAAAATGTACCAGTAACAACGGCAAGTGATATGGCTGAACAGGTTTTAAAATTTTGTGATGGTAGATTAAGTAATCAAATGTGGGATACTGATTACATGGTTCAAGATAATCGAAAACAAGCAATAATTAGTGAAATTAAACCTTTACAATTAGATGCTTTTATGGTATAATATATTATTTGTAGGAGAAATGAATGTCAATAATGGATAAATTAAAAAAGAATAGTAAAGTAGATTATACATCCGTACTTGCTGATTCTAAGTTTTTTAATGAAAAGGATATGGTTCCAACTGATGTGCCAATGATTAACGTAGCACTATCAGGTAGTATGGACGGTGGTATATCACCGGGTCTTACTGTTTTAGCTGGACCTTCAAAACATTTTAAAACATCATTTGCTTTAATAATGGCAAGTGCTTATTTAAAAAAATATGATGATGCTGTATTATTATTTTATGATTCAGAATTTGGTTCACCTCAGGCTTACTTTGAAAATTTTGATATTGATACAAGTAGAGTTCTGCATACACCAATTACAAATGTTGAAGAATTAAAATTTGATATGATAGCTCAACTTGAAGGTTTATCACGTGGTGATAAAGTTGTTATTGTAATTGATTCAGTAGGTAACCTTGCATCTAAAAAAGAATTGGAAGATGCAATCAATGAAAAATCAGTTGCAGATATGTCAAGAGCAAAAGCACTTAAAGGTTTATTTAGAATGACTACACCATATCTAAATATGAAAGATATACCTTTACTTGCAGTAAACCATACATACAAAGAAATTGGTTTATTTCCAAGAGATGTTGTATCAGGCGGTACAGGTATATATTACAGTGCAGATAATATTTGGATTATTGGTAGGCAGCAAGATAAACAAGGTACTGAAATCAAAGGCTACCACTTTGTAATCAATGTGGAGAAATCAAGATATGTTAAAGAAAAGTCTAAGATACCTATTTCTGTTAGTTGGGACGGCGGTGTACAGCATTGGTCTGGTTTGCTTGATGTTGCTATTGCTGGTAACTATGTCAATAAGCCTAGTGCTGGTTGGTACTGTAGGGTTGATAAGTCAACTGGAGAATTGGTTGAACCAAAAGTTAGAGAAAAAGAAACATTAAATCCTGATTTTTGGAAACCTATTATTGAAGATACTGACTTTAAACAGTTTATTACAAATAAGTATTCAATATTAAATAATGTAGTAAATCTTGGAAAATTGGATCAACATTAATGAACTTAGTTGAAAATAAACATTATGAAATAATACCAGATAAAACTGATGACAAGGCTTGGAATGTTAGAGTACTTTCCGGGCCTTACACAGAAACTGTTATAAAATATGGTGTAGTTAAATTTAATGGTGAAGATAAAGACATGACTTTTAATTTTGATATAATTTATACACCAGATACTGAACTTAAAAAAGAAGATGTTGATCTGCAAGTTTTTGCAGGTACAATGTTACATGAAATAATGACAAGAGACTTAAAGGAAAATAATGCCAACTAACCTTGAACAAACTATATTACGTAATTTGTTAACCGATGAAAAGTATATGCGTAAAGTATTACCTTTCATCAAACCAGATTACTTTGAAGGCATATACCGAATACTATTTAGAGAAGCTGGTAAGTTTGTTGCTAAATATAATAAACTACCAAATGCTGAAGCTTTTAAAATAGAACTTGATAATGCAGATAAATTAAATGATGAACAATATAATTTAGCTATGGATATTGTACCACAATTGTTTACTGGTGAAAAAGTAGATGATAAATGGTTGATTGATACTACTGAAAAGTGGTGTCAAGACCGTGCAATATATCTTGCAATTATGGAATCAATATCAATAATTGATGGAAAACATGAACAATTAACAAAAGGTGCTTTACCTGATTTACTTACTAAAGCTTTAGGTGTTGGCTTCGATTTAAAAGTTGGTCATGATTATGTAGAAAATGCAGGAGAAAGATATGAATTCTATCATACCGAAGAAGACAGGCTTCCATTCGATTTGGAATACTTCAACTCAATCACAAAAGGTGGTGTCCCACGTAAAACTCTTAATATTGCTCTCGCTGGTACCGGTGTCGGTAAGTCTTTATTTATGTGCCATGTGGCTTCCTCGGCTTTAGTACAAGGTTTCAATGTTTTATACATTACAATGGAAATGGCTGAAGAAAGAATTGCAGAAAGAATAGATGCTAATTTACTTGATGTACCTATTGATCAACTCGATAAAATATCAAAAGATAGATTTACTTTAATGGTAAATAATATCGCAAAGAAAACTACTGGTAAATTAATTATAAAAGAATATCCAACTGGTTCTGCACATGCTGGTCATTTCCGTGCATTATTAAATGAATTAAAATTAAAAAGACAATTTGAACCTGATTTAATCTTTATTGATTATTTAAATATATGTGCAAGTTCAAGAATGAAAGGAATGGGTGGTGCAATCAATTCATACTCTTACATTAAAGCAATTGCTGAAGAATTACGTGGCCTTGCGGTCGAGTTCGACTTACCGATCTTCTCTGCAACGCAAACGACTCGTAGTGGTTATTCTAACTCGGATATTGGGCTTGAAGATACAAGTGAGTCTTTTGGATTACCCGCTACCGCGGACTTAATGTTCGCATTAATATCAACCGAAGAACTTGAACAGCAAGGACAATTTATGGTCAAACAATTAAA